GTGCCTACCACACACGATAGTTGGTTTTTCCGAGGGACTCTGGTTTGGCAAGGTTGAAAGTTTGAAGACAGAGGTAGCCAAGAGCGTCAAAAGCATGGTCAACTCCGAGGTTTTTGTTGGGGAGGCCCGTGCCGGGGGCGTAAGTCAACGTGCGAAGGGATTTGATTAGTTCCTTGCACTTGGGATTGATGAAGAGGCGGCGGGTTCCAGAGGCGTCGAGCAGCGCGGTGTTGACGCAGGTGATCTTGTCGCGGATCTTCCACGGGCTGCGGGGGCTAGACACCGTGAAGCCGGACTTGCGCAGGATGTTGTGGTCGGTTGCGCCAACGCCGCTGGTTTTGCGGGCGCCACCCGTTGGGTCCGGGCACGTGATAATGCGTCGCTCCACGCCGTAGCGGGATTGGATTTCTTCGCATAGATCCCAAGTGGTGGCGCCGCCGGTCATGATGATTTCGTCGAAGACCCAGAGCACGTCGCCTTTTTTGACCGCGCAGATCGCGCTCATTGGGTCGATGTTGAAGTCCACCCCAATTAGCAGGGGCAAAACGGGAAGGTCTTGGACGGTTTTGTCGATGTTGTCGTCCGAGAAGCTGATGGCGACTAGGCCCGAGAGGTTTTCAAAGCTGGCTTCGAATTCTTGGCGGAAGGTGCGGGCGTCGAGTTGGGCGCGAGCAGCTTCGATCTCTTCCGGTGGGACGTTGTCGCCGTCGATTGTTGTGAATTGCCACCGCTGCCAGTCCGGGTCGTCCTGTTCGCAATAGCACCAGAGGTCGTAAAACCAGCTGGCGGTGCCGTCCGGGGTGGAAATAAACAGTGCCCAGCCCTGTTTGTCGGCTAGCGCAGGTCGGATCACCTCGAACCAGACTTCGCTGGACATGAAGGCGGCTTCGTCCAGCACCACGCCAGCCAAACTGCGGCCACGGAGGGCCATGGCGTTTTCAGTGCCCTTCAGTTCGATCGTTGAGCCGTTCACTAGCTCGATCTTTAGGTCCGTCTCGTTTTTGCTCTTGATCCACGCTTTCGGGACCAGCTTTTTCATCACCTTCCAGGCAATGTCCTTCGCCATCCGGTATGTAGGGGCCGCGTAAAAGAAAGTTTCCCCCGGTCTTTCGATTGCTCCACGCAATAATTCGATGCATGACAGGTAACTTTTTCCGAATCGTCGCCCGGCAACGAGGACGCGGAAGCGTTTACGGCTACTAAATACTTCGCCTTGGGCATAGCGGAGGTTGAGGGTTCCAGCAGCCGTGGCTGTCATTTGTATTTTTATGGGTACTTTCTAGGGTATTACAGGAATTCGACCCCTGCCCCCTAGTAGGTGGTGCGAGGGGTCCACGTGCAGTAGTCGCCGGCTCTGTAGGTGCCGAAGGGGCAGGAGGTTTCGGTGCGGGGGATGGACTGGGTCTTGTGCTCCAGTGAGGGGGTTGGGATGCAGTAGCCGGAGGATCTGTAGTAGCCGAAGGGGCAGGTGCTGCCGATTTGGGGGATGGGGGTGGCGTTGGTGAATACCAGAGCTAAAGCGAGCATGTTCTGTAGTAGAGAAACACTTAGGTTAGCACAGTAGAAGAAAACGTGAATATATCAGTAGGTTCCCTGGGCAGTGATACACTTGCACTATCGCCGAACCTCACCCCCCGGGAGATGAGAATGATTCCCATTCCCCGGGCGGCTTAAAGGCGCGACGGTCAACGGCCGTAAAGCTTCAGCTGGCAGCTGGTCAGCGAGTCAACTTGCTGGCAGGTCCTAAGCAGTTGGCGAGACTCAAACTCCAGAGCAAGAGCAGACCCGAAGCAGAGCGACAGTGCAACCACGGCGAAGGTGCGAGCGAAGCGAGGGGTGACGGTCATGGAGATCAGTTGATCAATTCCCTCATAGTGTATCACAGAACAGAGCAGACCGCGAGCGGGTAGGCGTACCAGTCGCAACGGCTACCTGGGGGTAGTGGTTCGGGTGTACTACTCCCGGCTGCGCTTGTCGTCCACCGTGATATTGAGGGTCGGAGCGGCCGCGGCCTGGGCTTCCTGCGCAGCCTCACCAACGACAGCGCCCATGTCCTTAAGCAGCATTGCAGCGGTCTGCAACTGGCCTTTGCGCAGGGCGGCGTTAAAGAGCCTCTCTCGCATGGCGTGGATTCGAGAGACCAGGACGGGCCTTTCCCTCTCGAAATCCTGCGTTACCCACTCCTGCACACCTTTCCAGTCGGCCCAAGCTGTCTTTACAGCTATGCCCTCTCTTTCGCTGTGCTCTAGGACGAGTTTCCTAGGGGTATGTCCATCCTGCATACGCACGAACAGGCGCTGTCTCCGTGCTTCAATTACCGAATCCGGATTACGTTTCCCGTAGATTCGGCGGCACCGTTCGGCGCTGTCATATGGCAACGGTTCTTTCTCCATACCTTCCGCCGAAACTTCCGGCGCTTCGTTGATAGCTTCCGGCTGTTCCGACATTGTTAGATTCTGCGGCCGTTTGGTTCAATCTTAGCCGCTACAATCTCCGCGCAATAGAAAAGCCCGGCAACTAGGCCGGGCCGCGTGATCGGTAGGGCTCCAGTCAGTAGAGCAGGTCGGCCAGCCCGAGTGCTTCCCATGGTTTCCGAGCGTCAGGCTTAAGGCCAACGTCCACGCCGTAGAACTTGCTATGGGTTCCAAGCCAGCCGCACACCCTGCGGACCTCGGCGGCGAACTCTTCTGGCGTGTCGCACGTCGTGGTTGTGCAGTCTCCCTCGGCGTAGCTGAACAGCACCAGGGCAGCCGGTGAAGCCCAGTTGCCGTAGTAGGAAGCGTCCTCCTGGCTGTCGATCTGTGCGAAGCCTTTAGGACATAGCAGGTTGTCGTACAGGTAGCGATCGGCGTCGCTGTACTCACGGGTACGGGTAACGGTCATGGGGTGAGCGCGCCAGTTAGCGCGGGTGAGGTTGACTTGTGCAACAATACAGCCGGAACCGGCCAGCCGTCAAGCCAGCAGCGGAGCCGGTGCAGCACCAGTCCACGGGTAGGGTTCGCAGCGCCAGCGCTGATCAGCCGGCAGGATCGTCTGGCCCAAAAGCTCCGACAGCGTGCCAGCCGTTAAGGTCTCGGCCGCGTCATGGATGTTGAGGCAGGGACCGTCCGAGTGGTGCTCGCAGTGCCAGCCGTCAGCCTCGCAAGCAGCGGACCAGCTAGCGCTTAGCTGCTCATCCGTCAGAGTCTCGGCCAGCTCGCTTGCCCAATACTGATCAGCGGAATCTGGCGCGTACTGCTCCAGCTGTTTCGCTATGGCGTCGCGCCACTCGCTTTCCCCGTAACGCTCCCAAGCCTCATCTTCCTCCTGGCTTTCCAGCTCGCTTAGGTGTGACTCATCAGCTACGGGATAGCTTTCCAGATCGGCAGCCCACTGATCAGCAGCCTTTAGCGCTTCGCTATCGGTGGCATGGATGAGGAAGATCTCATACCAGCCGCAGGCCCAATGGCCCATCCTTGCGATGCCGGTCTCGTCATGACGCGCCAGCTTTTCCAGCTCTTCCGTCACCACTTGCCAGTTGGAAAGGCTGAGGCTGTCTGCCGTGTCGCGGGTGACCGAGACAGGCGCCAAGTAAAAGTCTGAGAGGTCGGCGCCTATGTAGTTATCAGTGGAACCAAAAGCCGGATCCTGCGAGGTCCAGCGCTCCAAGTGCTCGGGTGTGTAGGTCATGCTGCTCAAGCTAGAGCGAGTCAACCCTCACACATTAACCACACCACCAGCCAGCCGTCAACCGTTGCGCGTGGTGCTAGTGTGTGAGAGTTCAACCGCTCTAGCTTGAGCAATGACAACCCAAAGCGCCAGCCTGAGGCTGGCAGACCAGCTCAGCGCCAGCCCTTACGCTTGGCCTGGCGGCTATCCGTTGTTTGGCGTCACCAGTGACGGTGCTGCCCTTTGCCACCGTTGCGCTAAGTCTGAGCGCGAGGCTATCGGCACCACAACCGGCTCGGACGGCTGGCAGCTTGTAGCGCTCCAGGTCAACTGGGAAGACCCGGAGCTTTTCTGTGACCACTGCGGCTCCCGTATTGAGTCTGCCTATGGGGAGGCCGACCAGTGAGCTCCACATTCAACACCAGCGAGCCAGCGCTCACCCGTACCAAGGCCCGCAAACAAGCGGCCAAAGATTCCCGCAAAGAAGAGCGGGACCTCATCCGAGACCAAAAGCGCCAGCTCAGGGACCTGCGCTATATCGCAGAGAAGCAAACAATCCCAGCCGACCTGGCCGCCGACTTCTGGCGGCAGTTGATCCAGCTACAGCACGAGCACGGCAAGGAAGGGACAACCGAGTTCTGGTGGGCCTTGGTTCCCAAATGGGAGCAGGTCCAGCTCAGCCGCGGCGGTGGCCTCTGCCCGGATCACCTGAAGCCCGCAAATGCTCCACGCTTAACCGAAACCCATAAGCGGGTGGCCGCTGCCCTAGAGCGTGCCAGTCACAACAGCCGCACGGTTGACGCTGCCCAAGTGCTCCAGGCTTGGGCCATGGAAGACGGGACCCTCTGAGCTTTTCCACAATTTCCACAACCCCACAAAAAACGCGCACAGCCCCAGCCCTGCCCTAACCAGCGGGGCTTCCCTCTTTATCACTCTTCAAATGGAAAAGCTACAGGTCACCCCGAACAGCACCAGGCAGCGAGACACGATCGAAGCATGGGCCAAGCTCGAAAGCCGCACCATCTCAAACCTGGCGGCCTTCCTTTTAGAGACTGCCCTGATCCAAGCCGCACGGGATGGTGCCATGCCCCAAGCAATCGCCCGAGAGTTCAACTACAGCGAGTGAGACTCACGAGACACACCCCGAGACTGTACGGACAATGTACGGACACTCCAGCCTCACCGCTTGGAGCGTCGCCGCTTAGCCCCAGCCACACCCTCGCGTACAGTGCCGTCTGGTTCCCTGTCGCCTAGTAGGACCGCCAGACCGTAGAGGCCGATGAGGATGCCAGCGAGAATCAGCATTGCTCCAGCCATCGCTATGAATGGCGGTTTTACTGTTTAAGGCTAGGTGCTATGAATGGCTTTTTCTGTCGAGGTCTTTAGACCGAGACTATGAATGGCAAATTCAGGCTATGAATGGCGTTTTTGTGGTTTATGCCTGAATGGGAATTTCTAAGTTCTCGAAGTAGGTAACTACGCGAGCCAGGAAGTTGTCTTCGGCTTGCACCAGCTCGTCCTCGGTCATGTAGTGGACGTTGGGGCTGCCGCACCGGCGAGCCAGCACAATGGCTGCTCCAGTTGGTCTTAGGCCGGTGAGATGCTTGAGTCCTAGGGAATAGGCTCCGCATTGGTCGATGTATGAATGGCCGGGAGGGAGGCGCTCCAGCTCGTCCTCTCCGGTCTTGGTTTTGCGGCCTACGGAGGTCTTCCAGTCGGCTAGTACAAGTGTTCCGTCGGGGAGGCCTCGGCGGTTGCCTAGCCCCACCAGGGCGTCACACGTTCCAGCAAAGCCGGCGGGGTGGTGAATGGAAAATTCCGAGGCGAAGACCTCGGTGACGTTCTCGGCGATCCAGTCGGAGAGACCTCGGGCGTAGCCTGCAGCGCTCCAGCCAACCCTCGGGACGTTGGGGCGGACTCGTTTGAGTGCCCATTGGGTGATGGGGACCGGGATTCGCGCCAGTCCTTGATCGTCCCAGCGAATAGCGTTTCGCTTGTTGGCGGTGTTGCGTGCCAGCTGCTGGGAGGTTTTGAGGAGATATTCCGCCTGTGAATGGGCCATGTTGCCCCTGGTGGCTGCAACATTTCGTTGTTGGGTGGCTTCGACTGGTCCCAGGCGGGCTTCCCAACGCTCCAGCCCGGTCTTATCGCTGGTTTCCTTCAGGATGTGTGTAACAGAATGATATATCTCTCCTCTCTGGTCTCGGTAGACCCGGAATGGGCCACTGTTGTCTTGCTCCAGCCTCCATTTCCTTAGTGCTGCTAAGGCGTCTTGTGTGTTGGAGGTCACTTAAATACTCTTTCCCACATTGATATTACCACTAAAAAAGCCCCGTGCAATGACGGGGCCGGTGGTTAGAGAAGTTTGTCGAGGTTTTTAGTACGGAGCTTGTCCCATTTCCTGTCGGCCAACTCTTTGCCAGCTGCCCAACTTTGATAAGACTGCCCAGATTTAGGACCGTTCGACTGAAGCTTGGTAACTGTGAATTCCGTTGCCGGTTTCCAGTCCTGCTTCTTACGACGAGCCATCAGGCTGCCTTGAAAGGGTTACCCCCAGTGAGCAAGCGGCTGATGTCGAAGCCGTTGGATTTGGCCTCGATCCAGGCAGCATCAATGTGCTCTTGGGCGCCCTTCTTACGGGGCACGGGGCGGAGGGTGTACTCAGTGGTAAGGCCGGAGCCTTTCTTGCTGAGGCTGAAGTCCCACGCCAGCAGGTCCTCGTAGTCCTCCATCTGGCTGACGGAATCCAGCTCTTTGAGGATGGACTTTTGGGTCAGGCTGAGGACTTGGACGTTGCCAGTGTCGAAGTTGTAGACGGGGACGGCGATGGCGAACTTGATGTCCACGGTGCCGGGGCCGCCACGGCCTTCGCGGGGCTGGAAGTCACCCATCTCCAGCTCGATTTGCTCGGGGGTGGGTTCGTGGTCGAAACGGAAAGGCTTGGAGGCTTGGCCGTCTGAACCCCAGGTCTCGTAGAACTCCAGGGGTTCGTCGGACAGAAGGGCGAAGCGGACGGAACCGCCGTCGGGGAGTTTGGAGACTTGCAGGTAGCCGCCGCCAGAACCAGTGCTGGAGACCGTGGCTGATGCTTGCTTGGAAAGGAATCCCATGTTGTGTAGGTGTTTTGGATGGTCGCCCTTGGGGCAACGTGTAAAACACTAACACGCCTTGACACAGCTGGCTACATTGAGAAAACGCCCTCCAGCCGGCAAAGCTGGAAGGCGTGTCTGAACATTCTCGTGTGAGACTCTAACATGAGCACTAAGAAAGTGCAGGAACTGCTGGCTTTTGTGCGCCAGCTGCCTGATGGCATGGCCTACGCCCCGATTTATCGGATAGGTGCCGTCACCCCAGGGGGCAAGGTCAGTGAGGGCAAGCAGCCAACCAAGGAAGCCTGGGATAACGACTTGAGCGGTGAGGAGGTCGCGTCCCGGATTGAACGCGCTCCTGAAACATTCCAAGCTGTCGGAGTTTGGACAGGTAAGCGCAGCTCTGGTCTTGTGATTCTTGACGTAGACCGCAACCTGGCTCAGCTCAAAAAGAAATGGGGTGACTCTCTTTCGGGTGCTCCAGTAATTACCTCGACCAAGGCCAACGCGGCGAAGTACCTCTTCCGCGTCCCTGAGGCTCTGTGGGACGAAGTAAAGGGTTTTGGGCTGGGCGGTAGCCGTGCGGGATACGAGGTCCT